TTATAGAAGTCTAATTTAATAGTATCAGGAAGTTCTAGCGTGTCCATATCAATATTCTTAAGGGCTTTGAGAACACTTTCGAATTCTGAAGCTACTTCCATCGTATTACCTAGTATTATATTATTATATAATACGATATCTTTATATTATTTCTTTTTTATAAGTTATTATAATAGATAATTAGGATTATGAAGAAGACCCCATTTATAATAATCTTTGATATAGACAAAACTATAATAGGAATTGTTAATATATTAGGGAAAGAATATGACTTACTCGAATTTATCTATAATACCTGCAAGAAGAAGGGCATCCACGCAGTATGTCCTCCAAGAGATGTCTTTGATATGCAGGAAGAATTGAAGAACGGGCTATTACGTCCATTTGTTAAAGAATTTATAGCGTTTTGTAATAAGAAGTTTAAGAATGTCGAAGTATTTTTTTACACTAATAGCGCCTATGATTGGACGAATAATGCACTCGGAAAAAATATAGAGAAGGCACTGAATATCAAGGTTAATCGCCCATTTTTTACAAGAGAAAATTCGATATCTAATAATAATTATAAAAAATCATTAGCAAATATATATCCTACAATTATCAAATCATTGTGTAAGAAATACCCTGCGATGAACGACGATAAGATTTCAGAATATGTATTTAATAATAGAACTATATTTGTAGATGACGTAAAGGACAATATCTTTGCATATACCAATAGGCAACTAGTATGTCCCGAGTATAAATATTATTATCACTATGATGTATATGATAAATTGATTACCAAATACAAAATGAGCCCGCGTATATTTGATGACAAGGATATTCTAAAGTATATGGAAGATAATAGTATATATATCTACAATAAAAACGGGAATGCTTTTCAACAAAATAAGGAATATATAAATCTTGCTATCATATTCAAAGCAAAATATTCAGAAATATCTAGGGGAAACGACACATACTTCAAAGACCTTATTGCAGAACTTTCGAAAAAATCAGTTAGCGATGATTGCATAACAGACAAGAATATAAAAGCATTAAATAAACTGGTTTCAGCCAAACCTAAAGCATAAAGCCATCACAACTCCTTCAGTCGTATTATCATCGTATTATTTTCAATAACAAATTTATCTATAATATTGCGTATCTCATAGTGTATATAATAACCTTCGGTTTTATTGACGTATCCGCGATGTCTTAAAATTGTTCGGTATAACTTAGCATTTTCATTCTTTATTTTTATAAGATTTTTATCCAAAGTTTCATCGTTAATATTGCCAGCATACCAGCAAAATAGCCCCGTTTCGTAATCGTCCTTCAGCAATTTATTAACGTGTATGTTATATGCTTCTAGATGTATCTGATAGAACTCATATAACTGGCATCTAATAAACTTCCAGAAAGACAGCGCCATCAAGTATATATCTGCATAACAGCAAAAAGTCCCATCATATTCTAGCACAAAATACTCTCCATTATCTTCAATATATATATTATATATGGCATTCCTAGAGTTTTTCAAAAAGGCAATAAATGTATTCGCGATTTTTTTATTCAAGTAAGCAAATACATTAGAGGCTATCTTTAACTTATTTATATTTGCCTTCGATATATTATTAGATGTTAAATGATTTTTATAACAGGATATGATGCTACTATGAGGTTCGCGCCTCCTTTGCGTTTTTATGTTAGTCAATAAATGGTTCAAAAGGTTTAACTTTGGCTCATCCTGATATACGAGGAATTGCTTTAGATTATAGTAATGCTTCCTATTTTCAATATTTGCACACAACTCATTCAATACAAGGGAATAGTTGCTTTTATACACGCGATTATAAATGAACGTCTTGATGTCGTCTGGCAATTCCCTTAAGTAGTTATATTTGAATATCTGAGTAATCTGAGTAATCTGAGTATTCGGATTACTCATCTAATTATTATATTTATTTCTAAATATCTTATATGTGTTTGGGATATTTATAATATAAAAAATAGTAGTTATGATATATAGTAGTTATGATATATAGTAGTTATGATATATAGTAGTTTATAATAGCATATGTATTTGTTATTTGATAATAGTTGCCATAAATTGGCTTGCCTGCTTCTTATTGTTTTCAATCTCTTTTTCTAATTGTTTATTAATGTTGTCCTTATTCTCGCAATACTCGATAATTTCTTGCTGGCGCTCAATAGATGGGATTGGGATGTTTATTTTAAATAAATGTTTTTCATCAATAGATTTTTGCTGTGCTCCTTTGTAATATTTTTGCAAAGCTTCAATATTATTATATAAATAATAATAAACATATTGTGTCTTTATTTCAGTTTCATTATTTGATTTAAAATGTAAAGTTGTTTGCCCTACGTTATATTTTTTGCATCCATAATATACCATCGCTTTTCCAGAGCCATTTGTTTTATTAATTATTATACCCTCCCCTGTATAATCAAACGTATTCAAGTATAAATTACCTAAAATAGAACAATAATATAATGGGTATAATCCTTGTTGTTTAGCATCTTTACTTCTTCTTTTTTTCCCTTTTATTATACTACAAAATTCCCCAATTTTCTTAATTACAACACCATCTTCGTATTGTGTTTCTTCAACAACATCCTTTATATATTCAGTATAATAAAGCGAATAGGAATTACTAGCGATATTTTCAATAGAAACTTCTACTAAAAACTTTTTAACATCATTGGATGGGTTATAATGATAGAATTTTACATTTGTTGTTTGGTGTGTATTAGAAAATTTATATTCTCGACTTGTTTCCTTATTATTTTTATTAAATTTAATTGTTGTGTCCAAAATTTCTTCACCCTCTTTTTTCTTAATAAAATAGAAAACGCATGTCTCTATGTTGGTATGTTCAAATACACCAATAGGTAAACAGATAATTTCTTTCAGATCGCATGTTTTCAAAAGATATTCTCTAATTGCTTTAAACTTGTATTCTTTGTTCCATAATTCTTGTCCATACGGAAATACAACAGCACATTTCCCATTTATTTTCAACATATAAATAATTGCTTGGGTAAATAAGGAAACTGCATTATCTGTTTTAATAGGTGTATATTTTTCTTTTAGTAAATTATTATAGTCATCATATTTCAACCCGTTAATACCAAAGGGTGGGTTTGCAAGGATATTATCAAACTTTCTTACAATAGGGTCGCGAATACTATCACCTTTTTCTAATTTATCGAAAATATGTCCAGACGTTATAAACATATTAGCAAATGCCAACTGATGTGTTTCAAGATTTATTTCTTTGCCATATAAACCTTCATTTTTAATAAAATCCCAATCAAGTTTAATGTCTTTTTTAGCCGCTTGTTCCATAATATCTTTCATATAAGTAATTAAGAATCCTCCTGTTCCCATTGTCGGGTCGCAGCACGAATCAATCTTTCCATCAGGATATATTTGTGGGTCAATAAGATTAACCATCATTTTCTTTATAAGGAGGGGTGTAAAGAATTGTCCCAGTTCCTTACCAATCATAATGTGTTGAATAATTTCTTCATAAGCATCCCCTAAAATATCATTTTCGGTTTCTGGGAGAGTTTTCAATAAATTAATTAAATTTTTATAGGTTGATTGGCGTTGAATATCAAAACCCTTATCATTTAGAAATATGTTTTTCGTGCTTGGATGTTTTGATAATATATCATCCCATAAATACTTCATATTAACAGAAAGATTGTCTTCTTTTTCATCTACAAGATTACTAAAGCGAACAATTTTAAGTAATTTTTCCTTATGGTTTTCGACATTATCATCTTCAATATGGCTAAAATCATAATAATCGCAATTATCAATATCTATTTCCTTTGCAAGATGCGGTTCAATCAATTTCAAGATTAAGAAGTAAGACATATTTCTTAATGCTTTGTCTCCAGTTAAACCTTCGTTATCTCTTAAAATATCTAAGCCATTTTTCAAAATATTAATAAGTTGCCCTTTTTTTTCCATTTTAACCTCCTTATTTTGATAAATATCTTGTTTTTCCTTAAGTATAAGTTTTTCTGTTTGCTTTTTTTCAGTATTTTCTAAAGCTTTTTTCATAGCCTTTTTATAGTAATCATCAACTGCTTTTTTGGTATTCAAAGTATCAGGCATATCTGCCATAATCTGTTTGATTTTAAAAGTAATAGTCATTGTACTCTAGATATCAAACCTTAAAAAAATCTATCAATTTTTATAATTAATTATATAAAAAAGTAAAAATTACTTTCGCTATTTGCAATTACTCTATAATACAATACCGCCCTTCTTTTTATTTTGCAAGGATATTACTATAATATCTCGTAAATCCTTGACATTATAGTAATCAACCCATAACCCGAAAGGTGGAAATAAAGCATCTAATTCACAAAGCATATTACAAACTATAGATAAATCCAAATAATGTTTTTTAATTTCAGGTTTTAAGGATATATACATCTTAACTTTGTTTTTACAAGTTTCTAAATCGTAATATACCCTATCAATACTTAGATAATCCACCCAACTTTTAAATTGACCTTTATATAATTCTTCAGGTTCAGTAGATAAACGCGCATCCTTTTCGCATAAACGCATATAATCATCCTTGCTTTTAATCTGCTTATCGGCTATTATTTTCTTTGCCTTCAAATATGTAATATCTAGTGCTATTCTTTTAATTGTTTTCAATCTTAATTGCGTAGTTAATTCTTCATCGTATTCGCCAAAATCATCAATCTTAGTTAATTCTTTGATTTTCCTAGTGATTGTTTGTTGCTTTTCAATATCTATTTTATAAACCTTAATTTTTTGAGTTATAGTTTCGTCTTCTAAGCCCATATGATAGATGACCTCCCTTATTTTTTTAAGGTCTTGATTTTCACGATTGTCTAACCAATCATCCCTATACAATATTGGTAATATAATTTTTGTTTTTTTAGTAATATCATCCTTATCTTTTCGACTGGCTCTTAAAGCCGATTGAACTATGCGAATATTTGAAGTCATATTTTCAGAAAAAACGACTGCGTCTAAGAGAGGGAAATCCCAACCTTCCCCTAGACAATAGACGCAGCTTATTATGCCACTACACGCCTTCTCAAAACTACTTATTATATTTTGCTGGTCTATATTTCTCATATCACCTTGATAATTTGAATAATATAAATTTGGTATGTCAAAGTATTTATCATCCATAAGCATTTTAATATATTCAATAATTTTCAATGAATTAGTCGTATTGTTTGAATATATTAGCAGATGATGCGAATGTCCTACTGCGATACTTTTCAATGCTGCAAAAGCACTCAAAAATAATCTTTTGTCGTGTTCTTCAATTATATTAAATGCTACTAAATGATGCTCCAATTGCTCTTCATTAGCAATTATAGTTAGTATCTCATAATCACAAATAATATCTTCATTAATCGCCCATAGTAAGCAACGTCTTTCAATAATATCACCAAAATAATCTATATTATCATTGGAAATACTTGTGTCGCTTACATTTTGAGATGTTTGTATTATGTGTTTTGGTGTAGCAGTTAGAGAAATCTGCTTATTTGAAGGAATATTTAACATTTGAATATATTGTTTAGTATTTTCGCATATTTTGCTATTTAAGGAAGTCAAATGATGACATTCGTCATTTATTTTCATATGAAATGAAAATGCTACTATGCTACACGCCGCTTTATTAACTTTGTGCGCCGATAAATATGTTGTAATTATAATAAATTTGCTGTTGCATTTAATAAAATGCTCAATATCTTTAACATCTATATTGTCGCAAACAATCAAGCAAGGAATATCTATAAATATAGCATTGCAAACATTTTTCCATTGGTTCAATAGTAATAAATTAGGAACACCGATAATAATAGTATCTGCATTTAATCCCTTCGCAATCCAAAGAGATATTAGGGTTTTCCCTATTCCGCAAGTTAATACAAGCAGACCTTTGCTATTATTGCTATAGTAATTAACTGAGTTGTCTATAATAATCTGCTGGTAATCTCTTGGGTTATATGATGCGGTATATGATATCGCAGATGATGCGGATATCCTTTTTATTTTTCTAATTATCTTTTCAAAACTATTTTTAACCCTATTTATTCGCGTTAAAATCCTAATTTCGCTATCAGATAATTTTTTATATTCAATATTTAGCCTTTTGAGAGTTGGCTCTATAAGTATCATAATACCCTTTTTATAAAATTCTGTTCCTGCGTTGAATATAACGTTATCATTTTTGAAAGAGTTTTGTAATAATCTCTCAATATGAACAATGTTGTGCCTCTCTTTTAATATTTGAAAAACCATTTTAAAATGCCCTCTCTTAATCTCTCCTGTTGCATATGTTGAATCCCTATCAGGTATATTATTAGTATGTCCTAATTTACAAGCATCGTATATATCATATGTTTCGTGAACTCTAATATATATAAAACTCGCGTTCGAAGAACTTGTATTCATTGATTTTCTAAACCTCTTTCCAAGTCAGTTTTTATATAAATAATATAAAATATTATATCTCTATCAATTTTATATATTTTTTAAAATTTTAATTACAAATATTATATAAGAACATACAGCATATATTATATGATATTCATTTAATCTCTAGAGATGATAGAAGACTACCTAGCATATACTAAGACATACAAAGAGAAATACGGGGACAAGTGCATCGTATTAATGCAAGTCGGCTCATTCTTTGAGATATATACGATACATCAAAATACCGATACGTCCCTTAATAATGATGTGTATATTATAGCGGAGTTGTGTGGTATCCAGACATCGCGGAAAAATAAGACGATATCCGAGATATCAATCGCGAACCCCGTAATGGCTGGGTTTCCACTAGCATCCCTTCCTAAATTCAGGGATAAAATCTTAGCAAATAACTATACAATTGTATT